CATTATATGGACACAACCCTAACAAAAAGGTCAAAAGATAAGATTCATATGTTTGCTGCAAATGCAAATGTAATTAACAGCGAACTTAGTAATAAATAACATAATAATTATTATATTTGTAAAAAAACACACTATGAAAATAAGCACAGAATTCCAATACTATGAAGACTTTGAAGAAATGTCTAACTTTCTAAAAAGACCTATACGAAATCCAGAATTTAGTAAAGTTAATTCTCTTCAAGGTTGTTTAGCTAGAGTGGGATCCTATAATGCAGAATTATGTATCAAAATACAACAGCTAGAACTAATAAACGATAAACTCAATAAGGATATTTTACATCTTAAAAAAGAGATACAAAACAAAATATCTGATCATACAATAGAAAAATATTTTGATTCTATCTAAATATATTATATATTTGAAATATGAAATCATTACACGAAAAATTGGCCGCTGTTCAAGGGAGATTGAAAGCGCCTAAAAACCAAAGAAACAATTTCGGTAAATATAATTACCGATCTTGTGAAGACATCTTAGAGGCTGTTAAGCCTTTATTAAATGAGTACGGATTAGTTTTAACACTAACAGATAAAGTACATTCATTACTCGAATCAGCATACGTAGAGGCTACTTCTACTATAAGCGACGGAAAAGATCAGATCCAAGTTTGCGCACAAGCAGGGATTAATCCTGATAAAAAAGGAATGGATATAGCTCAATCGTTTGGAAGTTCTAGTTCTTATGCTAGAAAATATAGTCTTAATGGATTATTCCTTATTGATGATACGAAAGATGCTGATGCAACAAATACACACGGAAAAGCATCAACATCCAAAAAGAAAGAATTATTAACGCCTAAACATCCTAAATTTGAAAATGTAAAAAACTACATTTTAGGTGGTGGTAATATAAAACAGGTTGAAGATAAATATACAATATCTGATGCCGCAAAAGTTAAATTAGTAAACTCTTAATTTTTTATTTATTATGGCAAGTATAGCAGCAATTTCAATAGACGTCAAAAAGATTGACAAGTCTAAATTAAACAAGGGACAATATCTTAATATAGATATTGCCACAAGAGATGAAACAAACCAGTATGGTCAAAATGTTTCTGTTTATTATTCTCAAACAGCAGAACAAAGAAAAGCAAAAGAACCTAAAGCCTATTTAGGTAATGGTAGAGTTGTTTGGACTGACGGAAACATTAATAAAGCTGAGTTTGTAAAAGAAAACACCACTGAGGAGATGGTGGATTTTTAGTGTTTTGTTTTTGATTGGGAAAAAGTGGGTTGTAAAATACCCACTTTTTTTTTATATTTATAATTCTAAAACAATACTATGCAAGATAAATTTAACCTCCTCAGTAATAAAACTTATGTAGATCCAGAAGAATCAATCGAATACCCTCCTGTTGCATTATCATATGGTCAATACAAAATAAGAGACAATTATTATCCTATACCTATAGGAACATATGGTAATTTTAGTTTTATTCAAGCAGCACCAAAAAGTAAAAAGACATTCCTGGTTTCAATGCTATGCGCTGTTTATTTATCTAATCAAACTAAATTAACTGGAAAAATAAAGGGACATAGGAATAATAAAAGACTTGTTCATTTTGATACTGAACAAGGAAGATTTCACGCACAAAAAGTATTTAGAAGAGTACTTGATATTTCTAATGAAGATAGTGAAATGTATGATACATATGCGTTAAGAGTATTATCAGTAAAAGAAAGAATAGATTTTATAGAATTATATTTAGAAAGATATGGATCTGAATTAGGGATGATGGTTATTGACGGTATAGCGGATTTAGTAATGGACGTTAATGATATAAAAGAATCTAGCGATATTGTACAGAAAATATTAAGATGGTCTGAATTTCATAATATTCATATTATATGTGTAATACACACTAACTTTAATTCAAATAAAGCTACCGGTCATTTAGGATCTCATTTAGAAAAAAAAACCGAAACTCAAATACAATTAAATGTTAGTGAAGATAATGAGGATATAGTAAAAGTTACCTGTAAAAGATCCAGGAGCTTTGCATTTGAAGAATTTAACTTTGAAGTAACCAAGGATGGTATTCCTATAGTATTAGACAAAATAGATAACTTATTAAGATTAAATAATGGAACTAAATTTAAGTTTTGATATAAGGCCTCAAGCTCATCAATCCGTTAGGGTAGGAAGAAATGGAATAGCCTATACACCTAAAAAGATAAAAGAATATAAAAGATCTATAATGATTTTAGCTAGACAACAACTCCCTAAAGACTTTGAAATGATTCCGGCTGGCACTCCAATTACTATAGAATATTTACATTATATATTTCAATATAATAAGTCTACTCCAAAAAAGAGAAGAACTTATCAACTAGAAAAAACAACTAAGCCAGATTTATTAGATAATATTAATAAAGCTTTTATAGATGCTTTAGAAGGAATTGTATTTGCTCAAGATCAAAATATTATAAGAGTAAAGGAGTTAAGAAAATTTTATGGAGAAAGCAATAAAATAGAAATAAAATTATTATATTAATACCCGAGATATGAACCAACAACAATTTAAAGAATTAAAAGAAGAATTATTAAAAGAATGTCAATCCATTATGGATGCTAAGCAGCCAGAATATACAAATAAAAATACTGACGTTTTGTATAATTTTAAAAGCACTGGTCAACACATAGGAATAAAACCTGCTGAAGTTTGGGCAGTGTTCTTTCATAAACACATACAAGCAATATTAAGTCACGCTAATAATCCAGATATGCCTCAAGCAGAACCAATAGAAAGTAGATATGCAGACGCAATAAACTATTTACTGTTAGGTTATGCATTAATGAACGATAGACCTAAAAAAGATATAATATCTGGAACTGAATGATACTAGAAGAATTATCCAAAAGAAATAGCGAATGGTTAAAAATTGCTTTATCTATTTGTAAGGATAAAACTCTAGCAAATGATCTCGTTCAAGAAATGTATTTAAGAATAGAAAAATACGTTAAAGATCCAGAACGTATAACAACAAACGATAAAATTAGTTCCCTATATATATATGTGACTATCAGGAACTTATATTTCAAACATCAGAACAACAAAAAAAAGAACATAGTGTTTCAATATAAAGACTATGATTCTTTTGAAGAAAATGATGTTTTTAATATTGATTCCCCTTCTATAGAAAACGATATGGATTCATTAGATATGGAAAAGGCACATAAAAAGATTATGGAAAAAATATTACAAGAAATATCTACTTGGCATTGGTATGATGAAAAGTTATTTAAATTATACTTTTTTACAGATAAAAGCTTAAGAAACATAGCTTCTGAAACTAGAATATCACTAACAAGTATTTATAATTCTTGTAAGAACTATAAAGAAATACTTATCGAAAAGTTCGGTGAGGACGTAACAGATTTTTTTAATAAAGATTATTACCAAATAAAATGAAAGAACCAAAAGACAAAAGAACAAAGGCATACAAAGAATGGAAAAAGAAGTTCGATGCCGCAAATGAAAACAAGTCTGAAGGACTTGGAGATACTATTGAAAAGATTACTGAAGCTACAGGAATCAAAAAAGCAGTTAAGTTTTTAGCTGGAGAAGATTGCGGGTGTGACGAAAGAAAGAAAATACTCAACGATATGTTTAGATATAATAAACCTTTATGTTTAAACGAAGAAGAGTATAACTTTTTAACTGATGTTTTTACTACTAAAGGAAGTGTTATATCTGCTAGTAGAGTAGTTAAATGTATTAATATATTTAATAGAATATTTAATGCAAAACAAAAAGCAACGAGTTGTAGCTCGTGCTTTGTGTCTAATGTTTATAATCCTCTTAAAAAGGTTTATGAAGCCTATAAATAAAGAGGAGGATTTATTTAAGTATTTAAAATTAACAGTTTATCCAGACTTAATTAAAGCAAGAGGTAAACTATCTAGATGGGATTGTTATTCTGTAGACAAAGCTCATAGAATAGAATTAAAATGCAGAAAGACTCATTACGATACTTTACTTATTGAAAAAAAGAAATTTGATGCAATGATTGAAGTTTGTGATAAATATCTCGATATTCCTTATTATATTTGTAGTACACCAAAAGGGATATATTCTTTTAATTTATATCAAGTGTATCCTGAATGGGAAGTTAACTACAAAAATCCTGCTACTACTCAATTCAATAATAGAAGTAAGATTGCAAAAGAAGTTGCTTATTTAAACATAAATGATGCCAAATGGATACAATAAAATTACTTGACGGATCAGAATGGAATGTTAAAGAGATCTTGGAAAAGATGGAAGATAATAGTTTCTATTATGGTTTCTTGGGAAAAAACACATTATCTTCTTCTGTGGCTAAAAAACTTATGGTAAGTGCAGATGATTATATAGAGGATATAAGTAATCCAAAAGATTCAAACATAAAGCCGTTTAGGGATGGTAGATTAATTCACGTTTCAATACTTGAAAGTGATAAGATAAATGATTATTATGATTTTATTGATGTTCCAACAAGAAGAAATAAAGAATTTAAATTAGCTGCCGAAAACTCAAAAGGTAAAGAAGTTATGCTTGAAAAAGAAAGGATCTGGGCAAATGGACTAAAAGAAGTTGTATTACAAGATCCTGAAATAAAAAAATATATAACAAAAGGAGAATGTGAAAAGTCTGGAATAGGATATATAATGGGCTTGCCTTTCAGAGGCAAGGCCGATTGTTTATATGAAGATAAAATAATTGATCTAAAAACTACTTCAGATATTGATAATTGGGAATATAATAGTTATTTTTATGGATATGATATACAAAGTTATATTTACACACAATTGTTCCAAAAGGATGAATTTGTTTTTGTTATCATAGATAAGAGGAATAATAAATTAAAAACACATAAAGCTACAGATGATTTTATCAGTTCAGGAAAGAGAAAACTTAGAAGAGCAGTTGAGAATTATATCGGACACTTTGGATTTTAAAAATTCTGTTAGTTTACTTTATTATAATTTGACAGTAGATGATTTTATGGCCGGAGCTTCGCTTAGGCAAATACAATCTAGCTTGAAGTTCTACGAAGAATTAGAATTGTACGATGAATGTCACGGAATATTTATGGCAATTAAATATTATAAAATAATAATGAGAACCTTTATAAATAAAAGATATGAAGATTAAAGACGTAAGAAGTTTTGTAGAAGATAAAACTCAATTAGATATAGGAAAGAAATTGAGAAGAAGAGATTATGTATATGCAAGAGCTATATTTTTTTATTTATCTAAGAAATATGCCAGAGCAACTTATCACGCTATGGCAAAAGAAGTTAATTGCAATCACGCAAGTGTAATTTATTCTATAACAAATACTGTTCCGGTAATATTTAGAGAAGAACCTCAATTAAAAAGAATATGTGATCACTTTGTTACTTTATTTACAGAAGAGATAGTATCAGATGTTAAAACTAAATCAGATATAATATCTGAAAACATAGATCTTAAAATAAGATTATCTAGATACCAGGACGCTGAAACTAAAGGTGGTAAGCTCAAGGTTGTTCAAAATACAATAGATTCTAAATTCGCTAAACTAATAGAGCAGACTCCTGAAGATAAGTTAGATGATTTGTATGTTGCAATGAAAGCTAAAGTCAGAATGTTAAACGCACAATGGAAAGATAAGATAACTGTTTATTCTAGTTATGAAACGGTTAATTCACATTAATGGTCAGGAAAAGAAAAATAAAAAGAAGAGTTAGATACGATCCGAATATAATATCCTGGTGTATTAACAAAGGATATAAACTCTATCCAGTTCCTGAAGGAAAAGAATACAGGATAGTTTTAGAATATAAAGGAATGAAAAAGAAATCAGAACTTTTATATAATAAAAAGAAATGGAGCGAAAGAATATGGGAAGTGTATGGATTAATATACGATAAAGAATGCCTAGGAAAAAAGTAGAAAGAAAATATATGAAGAAGACCGATGGTCGAAAGAACAACGGTCAAAAGAAAGGAGATGCCGTTCTTAGAAGAACTATGGCTACTCCTGCTAATATTAATAAGGCAAAGAAAAATAGATCTAAAATGCTTGCTACTGGTGCTATTAAGGAGGTTTACGGCTCTGAAGAGGCTTTCTGGGTTATGGTAGCAGAAAATGCTAAAAGCTCTCAATTCGACAGGAAAATGATCTTAGAATATATTTATGGTAAAGCTAGAGATAGTGTAGACACTTCTTCAGCTAATGAAAAAGTAGATATTTCTATTATGAATTTCTTTCAAGGAACTCCAAAGATAGAACAAGATAATACAATTGATATAGAATCAGAAGATGAAACCACCGAAACTTAATGAAAAATACCAAGCCTTTGGAAATGATTCTAGATACTTTATTGTAACTGGTGGTAGAGGATCCGGTAAGTCATTTGCGGCTAACGTATTCTTATTATTGTTAACTTATGAAAGAGGACATAAGATCTTGTTTACTAGATATACAATGGTATCCGCAGCTTCGTCTATTATTCCAGAATTTATAGAGAAGTTAGAAATTATGGGTGTGGTCGAAAACTTTAGAATAACTAAAGATGAGATCACAAACATTAAAACAGGATCTAGTATTTTATTTAAAGGGATTAGAACTGCTTCAGGAAATCAAACAGCAGCTTTAAAATCATTAAACGGTATTACTACATTTGTTTTAGATGAGGCGGAAGAGTTAACAAACGAAGATGACTTTGATAAGATTGATCAGTCTGTTAGGGTGAAGACTAAACAGAATAGATGTATGCTTATATTAAATCCTACTACTAAAGAACATTGGATCTATAATAGGTTCTATGAGAACAGAGATATACCAGACGGTTATAACGGAATGAAGAATAGTATTACTTATATTCATACTACTTATAAAGATAATGTAGATAACCTATCTGTATCGTTTTTAAATCAAATACAAGACATAAGAAGAAGAAGACCAGAAAAATATACACACCAGATACTTGGAGGCTGGTTAGAAAAACAGGAAGGGGTTATCTTTAAAAATTGGAGGATAGGAGAGTTCAATGAGAACTATGATATATATTATGGACAAGACTTTGGATTCTCAATAGATCCAACAGTCTTGACTAAATTAAGTATAGACAGAAGGGGTAGAAGAATATATTGTAAAGTAATGTATTGCAGACCTGGTCTTTCTACAACTCAGATAGCAGACTATAATATTAGATATGCAGGGCCACATTTAATTATTTGTGACTCAGCTGAACCTAGACTTATAAATGAAGTTAAACTCAAAGGAGTTAACATCAGACCTACAATAAAAAGAAAAGGATCCATCTTGTCAGGTATAGCTCTTCTACAAGACTTTGATTTAATTATAGATCCTGATTCAACAGAATTAGTTAAAGAATTAAATAATTATGTTTGGGCCACCAAAGGCCAAACAAAACCAGTTGATCGTTGGAATCATTGCATCGACTCAATACGCTACGCAGCTCAATACGCTTTAGAAGGATTCTCTAAAGGAAGTTACTCAATTCGTTAAACGCAGTAGGGTTAGACTCTTAAACGCAGTAGGGTTACTCTTAAACATAGTAGGGTTCAGCTCTTAAACGCAGTAGGCTTCCCGCTGAACTCAGTAGGCTCTCAGATCCACCTCTGGAATTCCCTCTGTTGTCTCGAAGTAGATCTCTGTTCATATTTCAAAATTAAGAAAATTTTAACATATTCTTAACATTAATTTAACATTAGACAAAAAATTAGTTTGTAATATTGTATCGAACACTAAAAAATAATTATATGAAAAAAGTTGAAAAGTTTATTGAAGAGACTTCTAACGGGAAGATCTTCAGCGCAACATTCGTAAAAAAGAATGGAACCATCAGAACTATTCATTGTCGTAGAGGCGTCAAGAAAGGTCTGACCGGTAAAGGTATGGCCTATGATCCAGGAGAGAGAGGTCTACTGGTTGTCTATGATTTATCTAAAAAAAATTATCGTATGATAAATTTAGCTAAATTAATTGAAGCTAAAGTTAATGGTTTAATTTATAAATTTATTTAGAATGAAAACGATAATAAATAAAATTAAACAATACAATCGCAAGTCTATGCGAAATGTTAAGAATACTAGAGATGAAATTGATAACGATATAAAAATTGAAGTTGTTTCATCCTGGACTATTAAAGGCGATGCTAAAGAGCATAGCGAGATTTTAGCGAGCTTAGAAATATATTCCTGGACTATCACATCAGAAGAGTTAGAACTACTTGTAGAGGCGCTTAAATGCGTTTATTCAAATCATTCTGATGGAGAGATTAAAATGGAAGTCACACACAATCACGAATCTTTAAATTGTTAAAATTAATTAAATAAAAAAAATATGAGCGTAATAATTAATGAGACCTTTGAGTCTTACAGAAAAAACCAAAGAGAAATTGAAAAAGCTAAAACTCTTTTAAAAAAGAATGGTTTTAGTGTAACCTTAAAAAAACAAAAGAGTTATGGCAAAAAATGAAGTAAGAGTTATTAAAGTAGTTAGGCCAATGAGGGCCTGGTTTAAAAGCTTCTGGACTTTGATGAATGACATATTCAATCCAAAAGCATCAACACATTATTGGACTAGATATCCAATGTATGCTAAAGATCAAAAAGAAAAAGATCTTATTATTGCAAATAAAGTAGAAACGTTAAATCAAAAAATAAAAATTAAATTATGACCTATACGGAAGATATTCAGAGAATTGAATCTCAACACCTGAGATCAATTCTCAATAAACAAGTAGATACAATAGACGAATTAAGAATTGAAGTTGTAACCTTACATTCAAGAATAGAAGTCTTGTTAGCAAAAATAGAAGTCCTAGAACAAAAAATTGAAGAGGATATAATTAATAATAAATTAAATTAAAATGAGTAAAGATAATCACACGTATGTTCACGGCATTGATGACATTCACGGATCCGATGGAGAAATTTACATAAGTTATGGAAAAGATAAAGAGTTAACAATAGAATCTGAAAGCCTTTGGTTTTTCCTTCCGGATTTAATTAAGATAGCAATACAGCAAAAGAAAGTTTCTAATGAGATCCAGAACTTGCATATTGAATCGGCTGTTAAATTATTAAAGGACACACTCGATAATAATTCTTAAACGCAATAGGGTTGCCAACTTCATTAAACGCAATGGGGTTGGCAATTTCTTAAACGCAGTGGGGTTTCTTTCTTAAACGCAGTGGGCTTGCCCCTCCAAAATCAAATGTTAAAATTCTGTTAAAATTTTGGTAGATTAAAATATTTTTTGTATTGGCAAATTTTCGGGCTTGATTCATTTGCGCAATTTAGAAACGTTTTAAATAATTTAGATAACGTCAAATGTTAACAATTTGTTAACATTAGTAAACTAATTTTAATTTTATATTTGTCTCGTTATTGTGGTCGGCTTAGTGAGCAAAGGTCAAAACGGCGCCGGCAAAATCAAAACAGTATTAATGCTATAAATTAAAAACGGTGTAAAGTGGTGGCACCTACTCAAAGACAAATCAAAACGCCTATAATTTAAATTTATTAAAATGTCTAATTTTCAAAACACTTTAAAAGAAACGTTAAAACACGTTGACGGGTTCAGGATCCCGAAAAAATTATTAAGTCAAGGAATGACAAACGCCAAAACAAAAAAGAATAAGTTAAAAACTTTTATTCTTTATTTGGCCCCTTATAATCAAAATAGTAAAGGGGTTAACATTTGCCCGCACGCCTCCAAAGGCTGCGCGGCCGCTTGTCTCTTTTCAGCTGGCCGGGGTAAATTCTCAAACGTTGTAAAGTCCAGGATCAACAAGACCGAATATTTTCTAAAAGATAAAACCGCTTTTTTAAATCAATTACATAAAGAAATTATTCAAGAATATTACAAAGCAAAAAACGGAAATTATAAAATTGCGATCAGATTAAATGGGACTAGTGATCTTGATTTTTTACATTTATTGCGGGTTAACTTTGGTTTTTGTTCTGAAAGCTATTCAGATAATATGGTTTTTTATGACTATACAAAAGACATTAGAAGAGCAATGAAATACAAAGATTTTAAAGAGTATAATTATAAATTAACTTTTTCACGTTCTGAATTTAATTGTTTAAGTTGTGATCTTGCAATTAAAAATAAAATAAACGTTGCTGTAGTATTTGAAAAGATGCCAATAAAATATTTAAATACCTGGGTTGTTGATGGTGACCAAAGCGATGATATAATGCTTGAACACTCTGGCGTTATTTTGGGCCTCAAAGCAAAAGGGGACGCGCGAACAGATCAAAGCGGGTTTGTAATTAATAAAGAAAATAAAGATCTTGAATTCGATGTTTTACCCTTTTAATTATTATGAGCCACCCGCACAAGATCCGCCGAACTTTTGCGCATTCTGTGAAAAAGAGATCCCCGACAATAAAATTTATTGCTCTAGCTCTTGTCTTATCAATGACTCAGAACTTTAAACGCAGTGGGCCTCATTAAACGCAATGGGGCCACCTGCTTTTTTCCAGTTCCAGCGCTCCCAAAATTTTAACAAAACTTTAACATTTCTTTAACATTTATTTAACATTTTGCGCCTTATATTAGCAGTATTAAAATAATTAATTAATCTAACAAACATTAAAAATTATGAAAAATTTATTTCAATTGCTTAAGCCAGAAGCAAAAAAAAATCTGGTTAGAAATAGACTTGAATGGGAGGGAATGATTGACACAATTTTTGAGAACTTAAAAACAAAAAAGAACGTTTCAGATTTAACAATCCATCAAGTTAGCAGTCTTTATTTATTTTCTGATATCGACTACCCACAAAGCCCGGTTGAGGCTCTTTACTGTGAACCTTTATTTTTTCAAAACGATGAAGAATTAATTTTCCAGGACAATGAGAAATAAAATAATAAAACTAATTGAGGCCATTTTTTTAATGGCCTCAATGATACAACTAACTTTAATTTTTTTACTAATCTTAAAACTAATAACAGAATGAGAAATATATTAACCGACAACGAAACATTAAAAGAATTTAATAACGTTGAATTCGTAAAGCATATAATGGAAACAGGACATATGCACCAAATAGCAACAATGAAAATCTTTGAGGAAGGAATAAAAGTTATTTTGCAAAGTAAACCGGAACTCTTAAAAAGCTTTTATAAAAAAGAAGAAGAGCTAAAAAATAAAAATAGAATGTCAATAGCTTTCCACATTCCCACAATGATCGAAATAATTGAAGAAATTCAAACGGCGTTTAATTTAAAATATAACAACTAATGAAAGAAGCAATAAGAATATTTAGAAAAAGATTTGAGGCCAAATATCCAGGTACGGAAATATGGGGCGTAACTGATCAATATATTGAAGAACATCTAAATTTTTGCATCGATAATGGTACAATATCATATGATGATATGCTTTTTTTAATGCACGAATTTTTAAATAATAAATGTTTATTCGGTTAGTTTGTTTAGATCCTAGTAAATATTTAACCCTCTGTTTTTCAAGGGGGTTAATATTTGCGGGAATATGCAAACTCTTTTATCAAATCAAATCTTAAAAATATGACTGAATTAGTTTCAAATTGTTGCGGAGCTTCGCCATATTTAAATGAAATATTATTTGAAAGATGCTCAGACTGTAAAGAAAATTGCAGTTTTGAACGTCTGGAAGAATAATTTTTAAACTGGATATCCAGACAGAGAAAAATTAACGTAAAACGGAATGTCTATACACCACTATACTAAGTTTAATCAAATCAACCCAAAACAGGTTTAATAGTTTAGAAAAATAAAGTCGTTTACGGGTGTACTTGAGAAAAGAATATAGTTACCCCAAGACCTCTCTATATATTTTAATATGTTTGATATTGAAATTTAAATCTCTTTAGAGGAGTATATCCGAGTATCGCTATTGACGATCCTCGTCTATGTATATATAGACAATCATTTTTTTATCATTTTGTTTTGCTTTTTGTTTATTATTTTCAATAAACTTATTAACAATATTCTATTGATACACTTTTTAATATTTTAGATTAACTATATATGACAAAGACATTTAAATTAAAGGTTCCTGTTTCTTTGGATGACATAGCTTTAAAAGATTATCAGAAATACGTTAAAGTATCTGAAGAGACTAAGGACAATGAAGATCAGGACTTTCTTACATTAAAGATACTAAGCATATTTTGCGGAATAACTATGAAGGAAGCGTATGAACTTCCTATAACAAAGTTTGATTCCATCATAACACACTTGGCAGCATTGCTTTCTACAAAAAGCAAGCTGTCAACAAGATTTAGTATGACAGATCCAAAAGGAGATACTATTGAATTTGGATTTATGCCAAACTTAGATAAAATGACTTTAGGTGAATATATAGATGCAGAAAAGTATATGAGCAGTTGGGAAACTATGCATCAAGCTATGGCTGTATTTTACAGACCTATTATTTCAGGAAATAAAGATTTCTACAAAATAGAAAAATATGAAGGTAGTAGTAAATACAGTTCTATAATGAAAGATGCTCCTGCTTCTGTTGCTATTGGTGCAATGCTTTTTTTTTTGAATTTAGGGATCGAATTGTCGAAAATTACGATGGACTCTTTACAGCCACAAGTTCAGACATCGAGCAAGGAACATACACACAAGGATTTGGAAAAAAATGGGGATGGTATCAATCAATATATTCACTTGCAAAAGGAGATGTCAGAAAGATTGATGAAATTACAAGAATTAATATCCACAAAGCAATGATGTGGTTAGAATTTGAAAAAGAGAAAAACGAAATAGAATCTAGAATGATAAAACAAGCTTATAAAAGATGATAGCAGTATACGAAACATTAGACAAAATAAAAGATAATCTAAGATCTAATCCTAGCATCCAGACGGTCACTTTTGGTGACCTTATGGAGGTAGACTTAGCAAAGACAACTATATTCCCTTTAGCACACGTTCAAATAGGAGATGTATCGTTTCAGGATCATATCATAGTTATGAATGTCTCTGTATTATTTTTAGATATAATAGACGATAACAGAGAAGTAAACGATTCTGATCAATTTTATGGTAACAACAATTTAATAGACGTCCTAAACACTCAATTGGCGGCAGCCAATGTTTTACAAGGAGATATGAGACGTGGAGCATCATATAATGATTTATTTCAGATTAGAGGAAATATCTCTGCTAAACCGTTTTTAGATAGATTTGAGAATCAATTAGCAGGATGGGGAGTAGATTTAGTAATAGAATTACCTAACAAAACAACAAGCGTTTGCTAATTATGCCTATACCTAAAAGAAAACCTAGTGAAAAAAGAAAAGATTTTATGACAAGATGTATGTCTGATCCTACTATGATAAAAGAATATCCAGAACAAGAACAAAGAGTAGCTGTATGTATAACACAATTTGAAAAATAATGTCATTAGATATAGAACCAATATTAAAAGAGATAGGAGAAGAGATTATAGCTGAAATGCAAGCTAATCTTGAAAAGAATAAACCAGGTAAATCTTGGAACTCTATGGCTTCAGAAAATTTATACGGAAGCTTTGGTTCAGAAGTAAAGAACAATGTATTAGAAATAAAAAGTTCTGCTGAATATTCTGGAAATGTAGACTTAGGTAGAAGATCAGGGACTATGCCTCCAATAAGCAGTATTGCAAAATGGATACAAGATAAAGGAATTAGCATAAGAGATTATAATAGCGGAAGATTTATGAGCAGAGAAGGAGCCAATTTAAATAGAGTATCTTATTTAATAGCTAGAAAAATACAAAGAGAAGGTTATCAAGGAATAAATTATGTGCTAAACACATTTACTGAATTAAAAGATTACATAGAAGAAACTACAGCTAAAAAATATGCTGAACAAATAGAAAAAACATTAGAACAAAACATATCAAAAAGAATGTAATATGGCAACACCACAATTATCTAGAAGTCCTATATTTTATAAGTCTGCTGCCGCTTTAGGAGAAAAATTTACTTATGAAATATTTATTTATACAGGACTTTATACAACTAACAAACCCGCTTCTGCAACTTATACTATTACAAAAGATAGAATACAAGACGTTGTTGAAGTTGGAACAACAACTTCCACAACTTCTAATAAACTAGTAGATTCAGTAAAAGAATTCTCTTCAACAGTAGAGGTTGGTGATTTAGTTTACAACACTACAGATAATACAATAGCAATAATTAGCGCAGTAGATAGCGACACTACTTTATCTTTAGATACTGACATAATGGTTTCTGGAGAAGGGTATAAAATATTTAGCAAAACTTCAGCGTCTATAGAGATCGCTGAATTAATTAGAGATTACTTTAAAACTGAATATTATAATTTTGCAACAGATGCAGTTTGGGTAGAAATAAGCACAAGTGTACAGGTAACGTCTGGAACAACAACTAGCGTTACAGCAAATAAATTAGTAGATAGTGCGCAACAATTTATAAGAAAATTATTACCTTCTTCAACTACAGTTACCGTAAACAACACAACGGATTCTACAAGCGCTACAGTTAGTGCTGTAGATGACGATAACACACTTTCAATTAGCAGTGATATATTCCCTGATACAGGAGATTCATATACAATTACGGTTCCTGCAACAGCAACAAATAATACACCTTGGTTAGTTTTAGATGGTTACGGATTCTTTAAAGAAGGATTAAATCCAGGAAATAGCGTTGTTTCTGAAAGACAAGCTTTAATTAGTAATAGTACAATGTACTTTATTCCTGGAAAAGATATTATTATTCCTATTTATGCTCCTTTACAATCTACATTAAGCTTTGATGTTCAGGGCCAAGTTGCTACTGTATTTTGGAATGCTGTAGATGAGTTTTGGGATAGTTATGAAGTAGGATGGGGTAATACAGTTAGTGATATAAAAGTTACAGACGGATCCGTACTAGACTCCGGAACGGCAGACGGGACATCTACTTATAAATTAGTAGATAGTTCTCAAAATTTTACTTCTACTGTAAAAACAGGAAATATAGTTTATAATACTACAGATGACAGCTTTGCTAATGTTACTGCTGTAGATAGTGATACACAATTAACTTTAGATGCAGATATAATGGCATCTGGAGAAGATTATGAAATACAAAATGCTTCTAGTAACGATAAAATACAATATGTAGTTATAAGTCAAACCGCCGACTTTACAGGAGGTACGGTAACGATAACTGATGGTTTAGGTTTGTCTTTAACTCAAACAATAGAACTTAAAGAGCTTTGTAATATAAAATATACTCCTTATAGAGTTATATTCTATAATAGATATGGTGTTCTTCAGGATATTATATTTAACAAAAAGTCTAGTGTAAATATGGAAACTACTTCTGATAAATATAAAAGAAGTACAGTTAATTTTAATTTAAGTAATTTTAGTTACGATACTTATAAAGCTCAAAAACAAAGAATAGATATTCAAGGTAATGAAAGCTTAATATTAAACACAGACTTTTTATCGGAAGATATTAATGATCCTATAAAAGAATTATTATTAAGTCAACAGATTTGGGTAGATAAAGGAATAGGAAATAGTAATTCTACTATATTCCCTGTAGTTATAAAAAGTAGTTCAATAGAAGAAAAAACAGGTGTAAACAACAAATTAATAAATTACACTATAGAGTTTGAATTAGCATTTGATAAAATACAAAATATTAGATAATGTTTACAATACAATTATTTATATTAGATAATGACGGCTCACATAAAAGAGTTGATATGTTTAAGGATGAGTCTGTGTCTATCACACAGACCATCCAGAATGTAAAAGACATTTCTAAGGTTTTTACTGATTTTACTAAAACATTTAATCTTCCAGCTTCATCTACTAATAATAAACTATTTAAGCATTATTACAATTCAGATATTGTTGATGCAGATAATAATTTAATTAGTGACTTTGATGCTAGGAAAAGAAGAGATGCTATCATTGAACTCAATCATATGCCATTTAAAAAAGGTAAAATAAGATTAGATGGTGTTGATATGAAAAATAATAAACCTTATACATATAAGGTGACTTTCTTTGGTGATACAGTAAACTTAAATACTTTATTAGGAGATGATGATTTGTCTAATCTAGATACAGAATTAGAAAATTATAATCAAACATATTCTACAACTCAATTAAGATCTAAATTAGTGGGATCAATAAGCGATGTTATAACTCCTTTAATTACTCACACTAGAAGACTTATTTATGATGCTAGCGATCCTTCTGCTTATAATGGATCTACAAACTTAGATCCTGAAGCTTCAACAACTTTAGGTAAAAAAATAGACAATGTTCATTATAATGCTTCTGGACTACAAGGTTTATTATTGACAGAATTAAAATATGCATTAAGAGTTCATAAAATTATAGAAGCTATAGAATCTAAATATAGTTTAACATTTTCTGATGATTTCTTTAATACAACAAATGAACCTTATTATAATTTATTTTTATGGCTTCATAGGAAAAAAGGAGGGATAGAAGATCCTGTTAGTTTACCTAGTTATTCTGAGTTTGTAGAATTTGGATTAGACAATACAATGACTAATGTTTCTGCTGATGGACAGAATATAACTGTAACAGGCCACACTTTAGATAGTAAGTTAATAACCACATTAACAATTAGACCTAATAGCGGTTTTGCAGGAACTTATAATGTTTTAGTAACTAAAGATGGAAATGATTTTGCTTCGGGATCAGCAACAAATGCCGACTTGCAATTAGATATGAATTTAAGCAACGGTACTTATAAAGTATTGATTACTGTTAGTGAACAATTTACTTTTGGAGAATCAGGAGTAGAAAATGCAGTAGATTGGGAATTTGCAGATTTACTGGTTCCTGAGTCTCATACATTTGATGTCTCTGAGTTTGATATAGATGCAATATTTGAATTTATAATATCTAGAGAAATTCCAGAAATGAAAGTTATAGACTTTCTTACTGGAATATTTAAAATATTTAATCTAACAGCATACGTAGAAGACGATGGAACGATTAAAGTACAAACTTTAGATGATTTTTATTCTACAGGTCTTGAATACGATATAACAGATTATGTTGACATAACAAAATCTCAAATAAACACTTCTTTACCATACAAACAAATAGATTTTAGGTTTGAAGGTAGAGAAACATTTTTTGCAGCTACTCACGAACAGTTATTCAATAAAGAATGGGGTACTATAAAATATAATGATGATCAAAAACTAGATGGATCTACATTTAATTTATCGGTTCCATTTGGACATATGAAGTTTGAAAAATTATATGACTTAAATGATAGTTCTGGAGCTACAGATACAGATATACAATGGGGATGGTGTGCTGATGATAATCAGGAATCATTTATAGGTAAACCTATACTGTTTTATCCTATAAGAATAACAGGAGGCGATATTTTAGGAATGAGAACTTCCACAACTACAGTTGCTGGAAGTGCTAACTATATAATACCTGCAAATACTACAGATTTAAGTGTAGATGCTCAAACATTAAACTTTGAATCAGAATTAGATGAATATAACAATGTAGAACTTGAAAATACATTGTTTGAAACGTATTATAAGACATATATAAGCGATGTTTTTGACTCTAAGAATAGATTGACTAAGATATCTGCTTTTCTGCCCGCTAAACTGCTTATAAAGCTTACTTTGGCCGATAGATTAATAATAAATGAAAAAAAATATAAAATAAACTCAATAACCACTAATATGAAGAACGGTAAAAGTGAAATTGAGTTACTAAATGATTTCTAATGTTAAAGAATATACTAGATTTACTAAAATTAGATGATTATTATAAGGTTTCACCTTATATAGATATAGCAAAGGGTAAATATGAAGCTCCTGAAACTATGAAAGAAGCAATAAATAAAAGAAAACGATTTAATATAAAATACTAATGGCACAGAATCTCCTTATTGAAATACAAATACAAGATAATCAAGTAAGAGCTAAAATTGATGGCTTACAAAATTCTTTTGATACTTTAGAGAATACTATAAAGACAGCTAGAGAAGAACTATCTAAAATGAACGCTACTTCTCAAGGAACCGTAAAAGGATATTCTGAACAAATCAGAGCTTTAGAAGAATTAAGAGACAAAACTGCAAAAACAAACGAGCAGTATAGAGCGCAAACAGAAGAAATACAGAAACTAAAAGACGCTCAAAACGCTATAAGCGGTCCTATGAAAGGATCTGTTGGAGACTTAATGCAACAAAGAAATGCATTAATGGCTCAACAAAAAGCAACGTCTAGAACTGCTGCTGAATTTGATAAATATCAAAAAAAGATTATACAAGTTCAGAGTAGGATAGATTTACTTTCTGGATCTACAAGAAAAAATGTAAAAGTAAATGAAGATTTAATATCTAATGCTGGTTTAGCTGGAGCAACTTTAACAGAAGTTGGTAGAACTATATCAGATTTACCTTATGGTATTCGAGGTGTAACGAACAACTTATCTCAGTTGTCTACTTTATTTGTAACATTAATATCTAAAACAGATGGTGCTACAAATGCTTTCGCTTTATTAGGAAAGCAATTAAAAGGTCCTTTAGGAATCATTCTAGCTTTTCAAGCTGTAATTGCGGCTATAGATTTCTTTTTTGGATCTACTAAAAAAGCAGAAGAAGCAACAAATGATTTATCTGACGCTATTGATAATCAAGTTAAGAAATTTGATGATTTAGCTCGTACATATGATCAAATTGAACTTATAAGAAACAGGAGAGGTTTAGTAGAAAGAAAGAGAATCAAAGAAACTGAGGAAGAATTAAGAAATACTGTAAAAGTATTAAGTACAGAATTCTCTGAATTCAATAAAATGTTTGAAAACTTAACAGATTTATCAGATGAATCTGTAAATGAATTAATTGAAGATTTCCGCACATTATTACAAAACCAAGAAAAAATAAATAAAACAGAAAAAGCATTAATTGAGAATAGAAAAAAAGATCAATTTAATAACGAGGTAATAAGAGAAAGAAATAAGCTACAAAAGGATTTAAAAAATATTATATTAGAAAATCTTGATATAAGAAAAAAATATGCCGTAGATACTTTTGATGTTCTTGAAAAAGAAATTGAATTAACTGATGATTTAACAGAAGCTAATAAAAGGTTCTTTAAATCAATGGAGGAATATATAGAATTACAAAAATTATTAGGCGATGAACCTTTATTAATCCCTGAGCTTAGAGAAGATGCTTTTGATGCTGATCAATTTATTAATCAAATAGTTGATTTAAATAGATTCAGAACTCAATTTACTTCATTATCAGAATCTCAAATAATAGATATACAAGAACAATCGGCACTTAAACAGTTTAGTATCTTAACCAAGGGATTAGAAGATGTTATAGATGTAGAAGCAGAAAAGTTAAAAATAAAAGAATTCTTTGCACAAAAAAGAAAAGAACTTGCTGATTCCGAACTACAACAAGCTTTACGAGAAGTGCAAGAGCTTATTAGCGGTATGTCTGATGCTATGGCAATGTTAAGTGACGCTGAATTATCTAGAGAAGAAAGAAAAACAGCAATGCTTAACAATGAATTAAAAGAAAGACTAAGAAATGAGAATTTATCTGCTAAAGAAAGGGAAAGAATAAACAAACAAATAGAAGCTAATGAATTGGCATTACAAAAGAGAAGAGATGAAATAGCTGAAAGAAACTTTAGGTTACAGAAAGCATTCGCTATAGCTCAAGCTGCTATAAATACAGCCCTTGCTGTAAGTGATGTACTAGCAAGAGAAAAAGGAGGATTTATAAAGAAAAGTGTTGCTGCAATAGCAATAGGTATTTTAGGCGCAGCTCAAATTGCCGCAATAGCAAGTACTAAATTTGTACCTACAGCAACAAGTGTTCCTTCTGGAGCAGGAGGTATTTCTGGAGGAGGAGCAGGAGCGCCAGCACAACAAGAACCCATATTCAACATAGTAGGTACAGGAACTCAAATGCAATTAGCTGAAACTGTAGCTCAAAGAACAGGTGAACCAGTAAAAGCTTATGTGGTTAGTAATGACGTAACTACAGCACAAGAATTAGACAGAAACATTATAACAGGTTCTGCTATAGGATAAAAACAAAATACTAAAAAAAAGATTTACTTATTATGGAAGAAGCACAAATAATAGAATTAATTATCGACGAAGAAAGTGATATCGCTGGAATACAAGCAATATCAATAGTTGATAATCCCGCAATAGAGGAAGATTTTATTGCTCTTAAGTCTCAAGAGGTAAAATTAGCTGAGGTAGATAAGGATAAAAAAATAATAATGGGGCCAGCTTTAATACCTAATAAAAAGATATTTAGAAAGTTCGGTGAACAAGAATATTTTATTTATTTCAGTGAAGATACTGTCAAGAAAGCCTCAGAGCTTTTCTTGACTAAAGGTAATCAAAACAATTCTACTTTAGAACACGAAATTAAACTTAATGGGCTTTCTGTTGTTGAATCTTGGATAATAGAAGATGAGAAACAAGACAAGTCTAATAAGTATGGATTTAATTTACCTGTAGGTACTTGGATGGTATCTATGAAAGTTAATAATGATGATGTATGGAATAATTACGTTAAGTCTGGTAAAGTAAAAGGATTTTCTATTGAAGGTCATTTTATAGATGCAATTAAATACGAACAAGATCAGGAACTAGAAGCTTTATCTATTATAGAAGAATTAACTGATATATTAGAAGTAGATATGGCCACTTATAGTGACTATGGATCTGGAGTTAGAAACAATGCTAAAAGAGGTATTGAACTTAACAAGAAAGTAAATAATAAATGCGCTACTTCTGTGGGAAAAGTTAGAGCGCAACAATTAGCAAGAGGAGAAAAACTTTCTGTATCTACTATAAAAAGAATGTATAGTTACTTAAGTAGAGCAGAAACTTATTATGATCCTAGCGATAGTAAAGCTTGCGGAACTATATCTTATTTATTATGGGGAGGCAAAGCTGGATTAAATTGGTCAAGAGGCAAGTTAAGAGAACTTGGCGAATTAGAATTAAAGTCTGTAATAGTAGACGAAGAATTTGCGATAATAGATAATAGATTAGCTTATTCTAGTAAAGAAGCAGCTGAAAGTGCTGCTTTAGATTTAGGATGTGAAGGATCACACGAACACGATTTTGAAGGTAAAACTTGGTATATGCCTTGTGAATATCACAAGCTAGCTGAGGTTGGACCAAAAGGAGGAATAAAAAAAAGCCCTAAAGCTCCTAAATCAGATACACCTAATCCTAATCCTAAAGGAAAAGGAAGTGCAAAAGGAGATGCTTCCGGTAAAAAAGGTGCTAAGGTTTCAGCTAAAGATCGTGCAGCTTTGAAAAAGAAAGCTGACGATTTTAATGAAAGATATAAGGAGAAATTAGGTTATGGTATAACTGTTGGTATGCTAGCCTCAGTATTTCAAAGAGGACTAGGAGCATTTAATACAAGTCATTCTCCTAACGTAAAATCAGCCTCACAATGGGCGCACGCAAGAGTAAATGCTTTTATGTATTTAGTAAGAAATGGAAGACCAGAAAATGCTAAATATACTACTGATTATGATTTATTACCAACTAAACATCCTAAAAGCAGTAAAAAATGATAAAAAGATTTAAAACTCCAGGAAGAGCAACTCCAAGATCTAATAGAAGAGGATGTTTATGTCCTGACGGAACTTATTCAAGAAAATGCTGTGATGGATCTTTACAAGCTCAAGGAGTAGGAAAAATATATGGAGATGGAGTATTGTTATTAGAATCAGGAGGTAACATACTACAAGAAAACGGTAACAATATAAAATTATAAATAATGAGTAAAAAAATATCACAATTAACAGCAATTACAACCATACAAGAAGATGATTTACTTGCTGTAGTAGAAGGAAGTGAAACTAAAAAAGCTGAAGTATATCAATTAGAGAACTATTTAGTTCCTACAGCTATTACTATGAGTGATGGTTCTACTGTTAACTTATCCGATTCAACTTATGATAAATCTATGCTTATTAGGTTAACTTGGTCTGGTGGAGCTGGAAATGCTACATTAAACTTACCTTCAGCAGCAGATAACACAAATAGATTAATGAGGTTTATTTCTAATGGAGGATTTTCTGTTAGTACAAGGGTAAATTTGACACCTACAGGTTCTGAGACACTTGATGGCTCTACAGATGCTTATGTTATAAATATAGAATATGAAGGTATACAAGTGTGGTCAGACGGTGTTGAATGGTTTATAATTCAGAAAAAAGCTTAAAAATACAACAGATAGATAACTAATTAATTAACTATATATAAATTTTTATTATGAATGCAAAAGATATCGTAGAAAAGTTTAGAAACGTTCTTCTTAGTGAAGAAGGTGATTCTAAAGCTCCTGAAATGGAGGCTAAAAGTGAAACTTCTGAAATAGAAGTAAAAGAACAAGAAATTGTTCTAAGTGAAGAAGTCAAAGAAGTAGAGAATACTGAATCAGAAACTGAATTATCTGAAGAAGTTGAAGCTTCTTATGATGACAAAAAAGAATTAGACGAAAAAGAAATGATCGAAGACAAAAAAGAAGATCCTATGTCTAAATACGCAACAAAAGAAGATCTAGAAAAAGCTATGGCTGAAATGAAAGCCTTAGTAGATAGTCTTAAGATGCAAGAAGATATGACTGAAGTTCCAGAACAATTATCTTCTCAAGAACCAGCAGTTGAACCGATCGCTCACGATCCTGAATCTTCTGTAGAGAAAAAGAGTTTAAATCTTTATGCTCAAAATAGAACTAAAACTTTAATGGACAGAGTTCTAAGTAAAATATCGTAAATAATTAAAATTAAATAAATAAAAAATGGCTACTACAACTTCAATTACAACTACTTACGCTGGAGAATTTGCAGGTAAGTACATTTCTGCTGCTTTATTATCAGGTGCTACACTTGACAAAGGGAGCATTGAAATTAAACCAAATGTAAAATACAAAGAAGTAATTAAAAAAGTTGCAACAGATGCAAACTTAATTAAAGACGCTTCTTGTGATTTTACTGACACAGGTGCAATTACATTAACTGAAAGAATTCTTCAACCAGAAGAATTCCAAGTAAACCTAGAGCTTTGTAAAAAAGACTTTAGATCTGACTGGGAAGCTATTCAAATGGGATATTCTTCATTTGATCAACTGCCTCCTAAGTTTTCTGATTTCTTAATCGGTCACGTTGCTTCTAAAGTTGCTGAGAAAACTGAGCAAAATATCTGGGGCGGTGTAAACGGAAACGCAGGTGAATTTGATGGATTTACAGTTCTTATGGCTGCTGATTCTGATGTTAATGACGCTGCTAACGGATCTGAAACTTCATTTACTTCTTCTAACATTGTTAGTTTATTAAGTAATGTCGTTGACGCAGTTCCTAACGCAGTTTACGGAAAAGAAGACTTAAAATTATTTGTACCACCAGTTGCTTGGCAAGCTTATATCAGACACTTAGGTGGATATGGTGCTAACGGATTAGGTGCTGCTGGTTACAAATCAGAAGGAAACCAATGGTATAACAACAATGCTTCATTATCTTTCGAAGGTATCGAAGTTGTTTATACTCCAGGTATGCCATCTGATCACATTGTTGCAGGTGAAAAATCTAACTTATTCTTTGGAACAGGATTATTGTCTGACCACAACGAAGTAAAAGTTATTGATATGGCTGATCTTGATGGATCTCAAAACGTAAGAATAGTTATGAGGTTTACAAGTGGAGTTCAATATGGTATAGGAAGTGATTTAGCATTGCTTACATTAGCATAATAAATAAAATAGATGTTTAACAAAAGGGCGGCTAACGCCGCCTTTTTAATATAAAAAAATAATAATATGAGTTGCGATTTAACACAAGGAAGACAAAGACCGTGTAAAGACTCAGTAGGAGGTATAAAAGCCGTTTATTTTATCAACTATGGTACAACTGATGTTACTTATGACAGTACTAATACAGACGAAATTGATGGACTTGGATCTGGCCTTACTGCTTACAGATACGATCTTAAAGGCAATTCTAATTTAGAGCAAACAATTAATTCTTCTACTGATACTGGAGGAACATTTTTTGAGCAAGTTCTAACATTAGTTTTACCTAAACTAACACTAAAAGACCATAAAGAAATTAAATTATTGTCTTTTGGAAGACCACACATTATCGTAAAAGATAATAACGATAATTATTTCTATGTAGGTAATGAACACGGAGCTGATGTGACTGGGGGAACTATTTCTACTGGATCTGCAATGGGAGATCTAAGTGGATACAGTTTAACTTTATCTGGTCAAGAAAGACAACCTGCTAACTTTATTTCAGTTACTGCTGAAACAGATACTCAATTAACTTTAGGAGACTCAAGTACAATTACAGTTACGCCTGGAGTTGCTACTGATGTAGATGTTGATGATGATCCATCAGGAATACCTGGAGGAGGAAACTAATCAATCCTTAATTTATGAAAAGCCTCACTTTTTTAGTGGGGCTTTTTTGTTTAAAACAAAATAGGTTTTTTTTGATTAACTATATATGATAATACTATTACCAGTATCGACCTCTCAAACAATTAAGATTGTACCTAGATCTTATTTAGAAGATAGTAATGTACAATTAAAAATAACAGAAGACGGTACTAGAAAAACAGAAACACTAACAGGCTTAACAGCAACGTATAGTGGGAACTTTATAGAGATACCTTGTACTTTTAGTATTTTGTCTGAAAGTAAAATGTATTATATAGAAGTAACAAGATCAGGAAGTTTATTGTACAGAGATAAAGCATATTGTACAGCTCAAACCGATAGAACTATTCCTCATACATTAAACACAGGAAAGTATGATGAGCATACTGCTTCCCCTTCAGGACAGAAATATATAACAATATAATATGAGTAGAAAAAAAACATATAAAAATAATATTAGAGTTGTTAATTTACAAGGTTATACCACACCAGAAATAAAAGAACATTATAATAAGGAATGGGTAACTTATGGAGAGGACAACGATTATTTTGACAACTTAATAAACCTTTACTTAAGTAGTCCAACAAATTCTTGTTGTATAAATGGTATCGTAGATATGATCTATGGTAGAGGTATAGATGCTACAGACAATCAGGAAAAACCTGAAATGTATGCTAGAATGAAAGATCTTATAAAAGGAGATCAAGTCAAAAGAGTTGTAAACGATTACAAATTGCTTGGTCAAGCTGCAATGCAAATTGTTTATAATAAATCTAAAACGGCTATAACTAGTATTACTCATTTTCCAATGGAAACTATTAGAGCTGAAAAAGCTGATAAGGGCCAAATAAAAGGCTACTATTATCATCCTAAATGGGTTGATATGAAGACTAGCGATAAACCTAAAAGGATTCCTGCTTTCGGTTATGGAAGTAAAAGCGAATACAGAGAGCTTTACGTTATTAAACCGTATAGATCTGGATTCTATTACTATGCTCCAGTTGATTACCACGGATCCTTACAATATTCTTCTTTAGAAGAAGAAGTATCTAATTACCATATTAATAATATTAAAAACGGCTTACAGCCAAGTTTACTTATTAATTTTAATAATGGTGTTCCGGATGAAGAAGCTCAACAATTAATAGAAGGCAAGATCCAGGATAAATTTGGAGGAACTTCTAATTCAGGTAAATTTATATTAGCTTTTAATGAGGATCCAGAAAGAAAAGCAGATATAGAACCAATACATTTACCAGATGCTCACGCACAATATCAGTTCTTAGCAGATGAGGCTAGAGAAAAGATAATGTTGGGCCACAGAATTGTATCGCCAATATTGCTTGGTATTAAAGACAATACAGGCTTTGGGAATAACGCAGAGGAGCTTAGAACGGCTTCTATCCTTATGGACAACATAGTTATTAGACCGTTCCAAGAACAGCTCTTAGAATGCTTTAATAAGCTTTTAGAGTTTAATGGCATATATTTAAATCTTTATTTTGTAACTCTTCAACCAATTGAATTTACTGAGCTTGATAATATCGAGACTAAAATTAAAAGAGAAGAAGAGACTGGGGAAAAATTATCTGCCATAGAAAGAGTTAAATCAATATTTAAAAAGAAAAAAGATGAAAGCACTATTCATAACGACTGATGATTTAAGAAGAAAATCCATAATTGGAGGTGCTGTAGATGCTGATAAGTTTATTCAGTTTATTGAAGTAGCTCAGGACATTCATATTCAAAATTATCTAGGAACTAAATTATATGATAAAATATCATCATTAATAGTAAACGATACTATTGATGATTCTGGTAATGCAGTCTATAAAACACTCCTAAACGACTACTTAACACCAATGCTAATCTGGTTTGCACAAAGTGACTATTATATGTTTGCTTCATATCAGGTTAGTAACGGAGGTGTCTTTAGACATCGAAGTGAGTCTTCAGAGACTCCTTCGATGCAAGAAATTAAATCTTTAGTAGATAGTTCTAGAGATAAAGCTGAGTTCTATGTTAGAAGATTCTTAGATTATATGGATAATAATAACAATTCATATCCGGAATATAATGATGTTAATGAAGATGGTATGTATCCTGATAAGAGTGAAAACTTTAATGGATGGGTTTTATGATAAGTAAAAAAAATACTTATAAACCTAAACAGGAGAATGTGGTTAAATTAAAAGTATTTATTGATAAAATACTTAATAAACAAAACAATAAAAACAAATAGATATTTATGGGAGCTACTTTAACAGGAACTAGAATATCTGATACTTATGATTCGCTTTTAAAAGCAACTGATAACGGGATCATAACGTCTAGTGCAAAACAAATTACAGATGGTGTTGGTACAAATACACCTTTATATATATCAACAAGTAGAATAGGTATAGGTGTTTCACCTACTACTACATTTCAGGTTTCAGGTAATTCTAAAATAGGAGGAGATCTAACTGTAACTGGTAATTTACTTGTTGAAGGAACTACTACTACTGTGGATACTGACACCTTAAGTGTCAAGGATCCACTAATTATTGTAGGCAATGATAACAATACTTCTGATCTTGTTGATCTAGGATTTTACGGTTTATATGATACCTCAGGATCTCAGGATTTATATGCTGGACTTTATAGAAGTGCTTCAGATACTAAGTTTCATTTATTCAAAGACCTACAAGAAGAACCTACTACAACCGTAAACACTAGTGGAACAGGATATACTGTAGCTACTTTAGTTTCTAATTTAGAAGGTAACGTAACAGGAAATATTACAGGAAATGTTACAGGTAACCTAACTGGGAATGTAACAGGTAATGTAACTGGAGATTTAACTGGAGACGTTACAGGAGATGTTACAGGTGATGTAACTGGGAACGTAACGGGAGGTTCTATTTCAGGAACTACAGGAACATTTAGTGGTAATGTAGATATTGATGGAACATTAGATGTAGACGATGTAATAAGTGTTGAGGGTTCTGCTTTTGGTAGAATAGAAATAGGTGGAGCTTCAGGTGGTTATATAGATTTAAAAGCACCTAATTCAGACGACTATGATTTAAGATTAATCACTAGCGTTGGAGGTGCTGAATTATTATCTATAGATACATTAAAATTTTATACAGGTGCAACTACAGATTTAGCATTTAGTATTGATGCCAGTCAAAATGCTACTTTTGAAAATAATGTTACTATTCCAGAAACTCCTACAGCAGATACTCACGCAGCTTCTAAAGGATATGTAGATGCAGCAGTAGAAGGACAAGATACATTAGCTGAAATACTTGCAATAGGTAACACTACAGGAGGAACAGATATAGCTATAACGGCAGGAGACAAGATAACTAATTTTACATCTACAGGTATTGATGACAATGCTGCTTCTACAGTAATAACAATAGACAGTTCTGGTAATATAGGAATAAATGATGCTACTCCTACATATCCATTAGACATTGTTGGGAATACTTTTTTAACAGGTAATTTACAAATTACTTCATTTTTAATAGTTGATGGAAATTTAACAATAGATTCAGATACGAGCAAATTGTCGCTTGGAGACGACCAAGATTTACAAATATATCACGATGGAAGCCATAGTTATATAAACGATTCAGGAACAGGAGATTTAATTTTTACATCTGGTGTTAATGAAAGGATGAGAATACAATCAGGAGGAGACGTATCTATTAATGAATCAAATCCTGGTAATTCTTCTATATTTTATGTAAAAGGATTTGGATATTCTACTAGTGCTTGGGCAGTAGGAACTAGCACTGGTACATTTGTTGGTCAAATAACAAGCTCAGGAAGTATATTACAAATAAAAAGTGAGGAAAATAATGATATACAAATAGGAGACGCAACGTCTCTTAACATTATACATATTGATACTTCAGAAGATTCTGTTGGTATAGGATTAACTAATCCTGCTGATTATACTGCTGATGAGTTAGTTATAAGCGTACCTGATGGAAGTGGAATGACTTTAGTTAGTGGAAGTACAGATGCAGCTTATATAGAATTTAAAGATTCAACAGGAGCTATTGGAGTAAATGGTGGTTTTGTTGGTTATGACCACGACAATGATACACTAACTAACTTTGCACAAAGTAAAGTTTCTATAGCTATATTAGAAGCTGAAGTTGCATACTTTACAGATACTGATTTTTATGTAGACAAGTCTACAACTATTGATGATAATTTAACTGTTGATGGAAACGTAGGAATTGGAACGACTTCGCCTGATGTTAAACTTCACATCGATGGTGGTGATTTAAAAGTCAGGGATAGTGGTAATGTAGCTATACAAATTGTAAGTTCTGACTCAGGTCAATCTGCAATACAGTTTGGGGATGATGGGGATACAAATGATGGTAGAATAGTTTATATGAACGCCACTGATTTAATGAGGTTTTTTACTAATGACAGTGAAAAAATGGTTATTAACAGCTCAGGAAACGTAGGAATTGGAACTGATTCGCCTGACAGTTTATTACACGTGGCAAAAGATTCTAGCAACTCGCAATTAACTCTTGAAAGAACTGGCAGTGCAACTGGAAAATTTAAAATATATACAAACACAAATTCTTTATATTTTTATGATGAGGCACAATCATCTCTTCGTATGAAAATTGATAGTTCTGGAAACGTAGGAATTGGAACTACTAACCCAACCAGAGATTTAACAATTGGTGATGGTTCTGGAAACTCAGTTTTAGCAATAGTAGCATCAACTACTGGATTATCACAGATAGGTTTAGGAGATTCAGATGACGATAATTATGGACAAATCATTTTGCGACATTCGGATGGTCTTTTACAAATACAAAATGGTGGAGGTGGAGGAATTTCTGAGCGTGGTTTAAATATAACCAGTTCAGAAAACGTAGGTATCGGAACAACTACGCCTAATAACAATTTACAAGTTAAAACTTCTGTTAATGGTGGTGGCATAACTATACAAAGAAACAGTAGTTCAAGTGGTGCGTTTGCTGATTTAATGTTTTCTATTTCTACATCAGATGTAGCAAGTCCAGAAACAAAAATTAGAGCTACAAGAGGTGCAAGTTATGATGATACTGATATTTCATTTATAACAAGCAATAGCGAGGCAATGCGTATTGATAGTTCAGGAAACGTAGGAATTGGAACTTCTTCGCCTCAAAGAAAATTACATTTACACGAATCATCAAGTAGTGGTTCTTTTATTTCTTTTACAAATGATACTACAGGGCAAACAGTTACAGATGGTGCTATTGTTGGTATTGATGGTGGAGAAGATATGTTAATTTCTATATATGAAGATAAAAACATTGAATTTAGAACAGGCAACACAGAAAGAATGCGTATAGATAGTTCAGGAAACGTAGGAATTGGGACTACATCTCCTGGTACTCAATTAGAAGTATCTAAAACGTCAAATTCAATTATTAGAATAACATCTACTGGTACTGGTTTAGGTGCTAACACTAAAATTGGGTCTTTAGAATATTATGGAAACGACGCTAGTATTCCTGGTGCTGGAGTTAAAGCGTCTATTAGGGCAATAACTGAAGCTTCCTTAGGAGATGATGCAGCTTTAGTGTTCAGTAACTCTAATGGTACTA